TTTTTAAAGGCACCTTTACATATACGTTCGATAAATTGTCCAACACGACTCCAAAGGGGCTTAGAATTGCGTTCAACGGCGTTTACATAGCCTTCGATTTCAACTGAATCCTGCCTAATATTTACTTTTATGTTTCTCACCACCTTTCATATATTTTTTATGTTATAATTGGTGCGTTACAAAGACACCCTCTTAATTAAATAAAAAACCACGTGTTAAACGTGGTTTACTTTTTTGTATTTTTGCGTATAATGAAAGGTAGTAGAGATTTTCCGATTAATCTTTGCCGATTTTTATTATCACCATAAAAGAGCAGTTATTGAAAATAGCTGTCTTTTTTTTATGCAACGCTAAAAACCAAGCTACAATCTTTCGAAACACTTTGCTCATACTTACCACCTCCCCTTTTTTAAAAAATAAGTAAAAAAGATGTGAGAGTGGAGTAATACAGCAAAGATTATCCCTACTACCTAAACAAATTGTACCATAATTTTTCTATATTTTGAACACCTGGCCAGGATAAATCAGATTAACGTTTTTTATGTTATTTTTACTAGCGATAGATTTTACCGTCGTGTGAAATCTTAAAGCAATTTCGCTTAAAGTATCGCCTTTTTTAACGGTGTAAAATATTTCTTTTTGTTCGGGCTTAGAATTTTCGCCCTTTGTATATCCGTTAAAACCGCCGTTTGTTATAACGTTTTGAAAATCAATAAAAGCAACATCAGTGTCTACTTTTTGCCCATTATAGCTGCCACTATCGTTGTTTTGCCATAGATGAAAACCGTTAAAATTAAACTCAGGTTTATTTTTATTCCAACAAGCAACCCATTTAGTAAAATCGTTTAATCTTGGTGTATCTAAATGATTTTTAAACCAGTCAAGCGACGCATAAACGCCGACATAAAAACCTTTGCCCTCTAAAAATCTACAAAAACTTATAACAGCGTCAGTAACAGCATTTTTATCTTTAAGCTGCCAACGAGGCTCTTCTACGTCGATATAAACGGGGTATTCAAATTTTTTGCCCTTAAGACAGTTTTCATAAAAAAATTCAGCTTCTGCTCGACCGTAATCTGCATTATCGGCACATGAATAATAGTACGCACCAATGTTTATGCCGTATTGTTTAGCTTGATTATAAAAGTCTTCAAAGCAGTTGTCTTTATTTTTGGACCGACTCTGGCCATAACCAGTATAACCACCTCTTAAAATAGCAAAGTTAAATCCTCTATTTTTAAGATCACTTAGATTCATACCTTTTTGCCACTGTGAAATATCAATGCCTTTAACATCCATTTTTTTACCTCTATTTAATTAAATTTTTATAGCCACTATAAAGACCGCAAGCGCTTAGACCGTAGACAATGCCGTTAAAAAAGCCTGTTAAAAAACCTTGCTTTAATAAAACGCCGTCCATTAAAACGCCAAAAAATATTCCAAGTGCGATATCTATTAAAGGAATATATTTTTTATCGATATTAAAATTTTTAAGAGCTTGCACTAAACTGATGATTACACCAACGACTGTAGCCGGTGTAATTAAAGACTGCGTTAAATTAAAATCCATTAAATCGCCTCCTTAAGTTATAAAGAGCTGTTGCCACTTTCTTCGAACGCAGTATCTATTTCTTTATCCTCTATGACTTTTTCCATCTTTGCCTGTGACATAACGTTTGTATTTGGCGTGTAATATTGATGCGTGTTTGTATCGTAAAGGACCGCACCCAGGCCAACGTTCACAACGTCTAACCCCTCTATATATTCCATGTTTTCAGCTTTTCTTATTTCATTGATCGTCATAAAACTACTTTCCTTAGCAAGCTTATAGGCCTCGTAGCGCTCTTTTATGTTTGCTTTAATAATCTCTTTAACATCAAATTCAAAAAATAAATTTTTCTTTTCTTTTTCGAGCAATAAATCTCTATTTAAAGCCGTTTCGAAAGCTTTAATTATCGGATAAATTGCAAGCTTAAATGTTTCGTAAAAATCAGGTTTTATATGAAAAATATCGTTTATCTCTTCTTGCAAGGTCTTTTTACTTTCATTAAGCTGCATTTCTACTGATGAATTGCTAGCCTCCTGAAATTCAAGGCCGTTGTTAAGTACGACGACATTACTTTCATTGTTAGCGTAAAGATTTTGCCAAGCGGTCTTTAAAACGTTAATTTCATCTTGACCGAGCTTTCTAATAGATTTAAGAAAGCCTTTTTTATTGCCGCCGCTTTTTACTAAGCCTAACTGATAGATTAACGTTTGATACGCTGTTTCTAGTGCTTTAGAGAGCTCCTGTGTAACACCTATGCCTGTGGCACCATCGGTTGTTTTTCTTAAAAGTTTAATAAATTCATAGGGCTTGTACTCTTGTCCTTCGACTAAAATTACATAATCTTTAAATATTGGCTTAAAATTTTTTATTACAGATATAAAAATATCTTTTACGTAAAAAAGCCCCGTTACACGATTTCTAAACTTTCTTATGTACGCATAACCGCCTTTGCCCATTAAATAATCTTCTACAATTGCCTTTTTAAATTGAAAAGGGTCTAGTGTATCTCCTGTGTCATTATTTAATAGACGCACACGCGGGTCATTGTCTTGTTCCTCAACTTTGCCCTGTTTATATTTGTAAAGTTTTACAGGCATAGACGCGATAGTACTAGATATTAAATCTACAGCACCTGCAACGGCGGGCAATGTTAAAGCTTTTTCACGTGTAATGGTTTCTCCTTCTATTAAAGCCCTTAAAAGCGGATCGCTAACAGGAGGGGTAATAGGTATATCTCTTTTTTGTAAATTTTCTTTTTTTCTATTTTTTTCGAAAAACTTTAAAAAATTCAAAATATTAACCTTTCTACCATAAAAACGATTTATGGCTTTTTTTGTATTTTTTTGTACAACAAAAAAACTTTTTATTTACTTTTTTCTTTTTTACTCCACGCATAAATGCCGCGTATGGCCAATAAAAAGTAAATAAAAAAGAGTGTCATTTGCGCGTATTCGCCAATAAAGGCAAATCTTATTACCATGTATAAATTTGAAACTATCCAAAAAGCAAAGCCGTATTTGTTTTGTTCGGCGTTTATCACTGTGCCAATTAAAGCAGCTGCTGACATTACCCAAGATAAAATTGTCCAGACCATAAAATTTGCCCCCTTTAAAGTGTTTGGACTATAAAGTCCATCTGATTTAAAATTACATCCTTTTCTAGTAGATAAATTGCGTTTATTAAACTCACGACCATGTCTACTTTTCCTTTAGATTTTTTCTTAGTTACATATAAATTCCTATTTGTGTCATAAGTACACTTAGCGTTTTGAAAATTTATCTCTAAAAGTTTATTTTCTGTGTATTTAAACTCACCTTTAAGTATTTTTTCTTTTAAAAGCTTAGTGGGTGGATGTAAAACACTTGAATGCTGTTTTATTTCAACTAGGTTGTGCCCTGCTTTTTCAAGTTTTTGCGCTGTCGACATAGCATTCCAACGGTCGTATCCTATAGCTTGTATTTTTACTCCATATTTTTCTTCGAGACCCATTATAAAATCTTCAACGACACTATAATCAATTACTCTATCACCACAAGCTATTATTTTTTCATTGCTTTTAGAAAGTTCTAAATAATCTACACGTTCTGTAATAGTTTTTTCTTTTATCCGGCCTTCGGGTATAAACGCAAAACTATCAGCTAAAATGTTTTCATCATCATCTATCGACACCATTGAAACGCTAGTGTTATCACTGCATTCTGATAAATCGAATCCTACGTAAACTAATCTATCTTTCCAGTTTATTCCAGCAGTTTTACATTTTCTTAAATCGTTTACATCAATAAACGACTCCGTCCCTGTGCCTTGATAAATAATATTGCAGTGCTTAGTCACAAAATTTTCACGTGCGCTTTCAACGGCGATTGCATAAGCTCTTTTTTTCTTTAAATCATCAAAAATTTCGGGATTTTCTAAGGCCACTGGGTTAGCTTGTTTTAAAATTAGATCATCTGTCTCCCAACCAGTCGTTTTATCAGGCTCGTATAAAAGACTGAATCTAGTTTCATCTTTAATTGTCCCATCTAAAACTTTTTTAGAATATTCAACCTCATCCTCAAGCGGGTTATCGATTGTAGGATACTTAGTTGATACTATAAAACCCAATTTGTTTAGGATGTTTAGCTGCCCCGACCTCATAGCTTCAATCGCATAATTGCTTGGCAGTGCTCCAACTTCATCGGCTATAAAAGCACTTGGCAATCTACCGTCCATTCTGCTAGTAGAATAAGAAAGTGGGATATATTGAATTTGTGTGGGTTTAAATAAAATATAATCTCTTAAAATTTTAAATCTTTTTGAATTTTTAAACTCGTAAACCAACGGGCTAGACCTGATTGTTTCACTAATAGCTTCACGTATTTCTTTAGACAAAGCACCATCGGGGGCCACAGAATAAAATTTACTAAAACGCGGCTCCGTTAAAAAAAGTAAAATAAAAATAGTAGCTATAGTATAAGTTTTAAAATTTTTACGGCATATTTCTAAAACCCCCGTTTCATATTTGCGTTTTTCGGGATTTTCTTTATATACAGTACATAAAATAGCAATATAAAAAAGCCACTGATGCCCGATAGTACATTCATAAAGAGTTTTACCAGCTTTAAGGCCTTTAGGCATTATCAGCAATTTTAATATATTTTCTAGTTTTTTTATTTTTTTATCGCATACGATATATTTGTCATTATCACCTTCACAGATTTTTATAAAATCCTTCATTTGTAAGCGGACAAATTTCGGTGTAGTTTTTAAATTAACCGTCTTTTTACAAAATGCATAAGCTTTATTATTAATCTTTTTCATCTTCACCGTTTATCATTTTTAATAAAGGATCTAGCTCTTCAGGTGCCTCTTCTACATTAAAACTTTTTATAATTTTTATAAGTGTAGCCACTGTTTTATTTGCAATATCTGTTGTCTTGTTATACTCCGCAACAGCAGGATTGGAATATAAATTTCTTCTGCCTTTTACATATTCTTTACTAACAAGCATACCCTCCTCTTTCAGGTTCTTTTCAAGTTCATTTAAAATGTTTAGCTGCACTTGATAACGTTTAAATGTAGTAATAAAAAAGAAGTTAGACTGGACTCCGCTTTCCTCGGCAATTCTAATTATTTCCTTTGCCTGCTCATTTAGATTTATTTTTCCCATTTTTTCTCCATTCATATATTCCATAAAGTGCAAACACTAGTGATGTTAAGTCTAGAAAAGCTCTGCCATAAATTCCTTTGCTTAAATCTAGTATCATCCAAAATATTTCGCTTGCTGACCAAATATAAAAACAAGCTATCCTCTTTTTAGCATTTAAAAAGCTGCCTAACAGAGAGGCAGCTGCTAATATCCATGTAATATCAAAGTTAAACGTTTATTTTAATTCTCCTTTTATTTCATGGGTTTACTTCCTACTATCCATAAAAGAGTTTTTTGATATTTATAATTTAATTTGTTTTTAAGCCACCTGTATGCCTTTGCTTCATAATTTAGGTACAATTCTATGTTCACAATATACTCCTTCACTCCAACTTCATATTTGAAGCCTTAAGATATAAACCTTCATTCAATTCTACCGGAGTAAAACCATAAGGACTTTTTATCAATTATATTTCCTCTTTTATTTCTTTTTGTCAGTTAATATCCCTTTAAAATATTCCTCCTTGTTTTTGTATTCATTAATCATAACATCTTTAAACGTCATGGATTTCAGTCTTGTCCAAGACCCTGCTTGCTGATGAATAGTTTTAAAAGATGTGGCTGGAGCCTTTTCCATCGCTGGTGTAATTTTAAATTCACCGCCATTGATAATATGATTAATATTGAAGGAATTGCCTTTAAATCCTTCAAGCCCGTCTATCCCACAGCAACAAAGATCATCGCCCATCCTTCGTAATCTATTTTCTCCACTATAAAACTTCATTCCTAGCTTATGAGCTTTCTCTTTAATTTGAAGCACTTTAGGCTTTAAAGCTCCTATGGGGTATACTGAATCTGATCCAACTCTAACTAATCCTTTTTTAGATTTCGCAAATTTCATCCCTTCAACAATGACTCCATAAACACCAGCTTCAGCGAATTTGTCTAGGCTGTTCATAATTGAATCGTGGTATTCAATCATATATGGCTGTATACGGATATTTACTCTTTTATGCGGAGATATTTTTTTAACAATTTCTAGCCGTTCAGCAAATCTCGGTGCACCTTGCTCGATAATATCAAATTCAGGGCAAACTAAAGAAATTTGTACCACACAATTACATTGCTTGATTAAATTTAAATATTCATCGGCGGCTATCAATCTTCCTTTTGTTGAAACGACAAATGGATATTGGGTTTTTACAAATACTTCTAAGCATTTATAGCTTTCTTTAAATTTTTTTTCTACAGGTTGAAACGGGTCAGACATTCCTCCCCAATGTAGAGGAATATCCCAGTCACACCATATCGTTGTTGCATTTCGTTTGCCTTTGATAAAATTAATTAATCGTTGGTGAGTACCGTATACTTTTACATTTTTCATGTTATAGTTTTTTTTAGTAGCAAAACAGTACTTGCATTGGTGTGTACAACCATAATAAGTATCAAATCTTATTGGAAGGTCGCATAATAAAACTTGTGATCCACAGATAGGCATGATTACACCTCTAATAGATTTTTTATTATATAGTTTGCAAGCGCACCGGTTTCATGATTTTTTATCCAATTTTGTATAGCTGTTTTATATTCGATCGGAAAAGAAACCGCAACATTGTAAAACTCTGACATTATATTGCGCTTTTCAAAATTATCATTGTTATATAAATCATTTAAAATGTCTTCGTTATTTTCATATTCGGTAAACCCAAAATCTTGCATGTCTAGGTTTATTTCGTCTAATTCAAGATAAAGTTTTTCATAATCCCACGTGGAGTATTCAGAGGCTTTATTGTCAGCAATCCTGTAGGCTTTTATTGCATCTTCTGTTAAGTCATCAGCCCTTATAACTGGAACAGAATCTAAACCTAAGTTTTCCGCTGCTTTTCGTCTTGTGTGCCCCGCTACTATAACGTTGTCCTTATCAATTATAATCGGCACTTTAAAACCAAATTCTTTAATCGAGTTTGATACATATTTAACAGCTTCGTCGTTTATTCTTGGGTTGTTTTCGTATGGTTTTATTTCACTTAAAGGAATATACTCGATTTTCATTTCTTTCATAAATTATTAAACCTTTTCAAATATTTTTATAAAATTTTATTGCTTAAAGATCTATGATTTTCCAAAAAACCATAGAATTTTTTATTTGTGTATTGGTGGACATGCTGCTTCGTTTCAGTCGTTATTTAAAAGTTTTTTTAAAACCCCGGGGGGTGTTTTTTTATATAATGCAAAACTTCCTTACTTATCATTCCAATTTCTGCCATTTGGTGATGCATTTTACAAAGGCAAATTAAATTATCTATGTCATAAGCCAGTTCTGGTTTTTCTTTAATTTTTTCTATGTGATGCGTTTCTATATTAACCGAGTTTAAAACACCGTTTTTAAGACAAATAGCGCAAAGATAATTACTATTTTCTTTAACGTATTTAGAAGCTTTAACATAACTTCTTTTATTTCGTATTTTAGCCTCCTGTGAATTATCTCTAGTAGACTCACGACCGACTTTGCATTTTGTATTAAACTCGTGTATTTTTCCGCATCTAGAGCAAGATTTAAACATTATTTACACCTGCAAACATAATAAATGCAGTCTAATTTTACTACATTAATTTTCCGAAATTTTCTAAAATTTTCCGTTTTTTTCTTTAATTTTCAGCTTTTATTTTTCAAACAATTTTGTCTTTATATTATTTAAAATGCTGTATACAGCCGTTTTATGGTAACTTATAGTGCAACTGATTTCACGTGCACTTTTTTTATCTAGATACCAAAGGCAATAAATTCTATCTTCCAGATCTCTACTTAGACGCAATTCGTGTTCTTTAGATTTAAGCATCTTATTTCTAAGTCTAAGCATACGATTAACTTCACGAGAACGCTTTTCGATACAAAGTTTTTCTTTAAGCTCTAGATAGACATCAAACCAGTTTTTTATTTCATTACTTTGTATTTTATCCTTTGAAAATACAGGAGATTTTGGCTGGGTGATTCTAAATATTTTTTCATTTTCAGCTAAAATATTTTCATAATCTTTTTCCAATTCACGACACTTATTTTTTAAAAGCTCATAACTTTGATAAACCAAATTAATCTCCTTTAAAATACGTGTATAAAATAACAACTATCAAAAAAACTGAATAACCTATAACAAAAATCCAAGCAAAATCATTTAAAGACATGGGTTAACACCGTTTTTTTTATTTTTCTTTTTTAGATAATATTTTTCGAAAATAATAAACATTTTTCTATAATAAAAAAATAATATATTTTACATTTTACACAAAAATAAAATATAATAAAACAAGTCTTAACGTAGCACTCCGTTATTACAAAAAAGACTAAACCTGCCGCAGACGAAAAACTTTTTTAAACAAAAAACGTCATACATAGCTCCTAAAAGCGGCAGTTTTTTTTAAATATAATCACATCTTTTTATATTATTTTTTCTATAGTCATTTTCTAAAGAGCTGTTAATAAAAGTAAAAAAGCAAGAATTATGACACATTTCGCAAATACGACCTGAAATAGATTCATCTATTTTATCCAGGTCATCAATAGAAAGCTCACTAGAAAAAATTGTATTTTTTTTAGTCGCATAACGTGTATTAATAATTTCATAAGCGATATTTACTTCTTGTTGTGTAGGAGCTTGAAAATCTTTTTTTAAATTTTTACCTGTTTTAAAAAAATCGTCGATATAAAGTATTTCTACGCTTTTTAAACGATAAATAAAAGAGCCGTATTTATTTTCGTTAAAGATTACACTTTTGAGCTTTGTAATTTCATCTCTCCAAGGCATATAATAAACGTCACGATTTTTTTTAAGGAGTTCAATTATTATAGACGTACAAATATGGGTTTTACCTGATCCACATTGACCACCGACATAAAACCAAAAATTTGAAATACAATTAACAAATTCTTTAGCTTTTTTTAAAAGCCTTTTTTGCCAAGTTGTTTTTGCTTTAAAATTTTCAAAATTTTTATTTTTAAAAGTGTCACCTAAGCCGATTCGTTTTAGGGTATTAATTGTTTTTCTAGTCTTAACACAAACACAGGGCTTAAATTGTTCATACCCGTCTTCGGTTAGATACAAAAATCCACCACGGTTTTTACATTTCGGGCAATTGAAGTTGTCATATTTAATTAAATTACCTTGCCTTTCATTAAACTTTGCAATTTTCCACTCCTCACGAGTTTTATATTTAGATTTTTCAAATAAAAGCTTGTTATATGTATCTTTGTGCTTATTTATTATTTCCTCTCTTTTTTTACTCCAATCAGCGAGTAATTTTTTCAATATTCACCAGCTCTTTAAAATTTATTTTTAGTTTTTTTAGTTTATTTTGCGTTTAAATGCGTTTTAAGCGTTTTTTATGCATCAAAGGTAATTTATTATTAATTTTATATTTTCATTTGTTGTAGAGCTTTCTAAAGGCCTTTATGAACGTTTTAAAAAGAAGTCAAAACCAAAAACAATTTTCTCTACGTTCATTTTCCATTCTTTTTTGTTCTTCAAGAGCAGCAGCAATATCATCGTTTGTAAAACCTACACTATCATTAATTTTTTTAATAAATTCTTTTGTATCTCTTTCTTCCTCTTCAATTTCCTCTGGTGTCAATTCACGTTGATCTTCAGGTGTATCACCGATAGTAAAAGATTTATAAAATTCTTGTTTTTTTATTTCATCGTTTCTTTTTCTTTCAAGTTCTTTTTTTGCTTCTGGTGTTATATCAAAAGTATCCATAGTTTTTAAATACTCGTCGATGTTATAACTGGTGTTTTGACTAACAGGAGAATATTTTTTTTGTATCTCTTTTAAAGGGTAAAACAAAGGGTAACCGCCTCTAATCGAGTATTGAACAATCTTTATTTTTTCTTCATTGTTATTAGCAAGCGAATCTAAATTTTCGAAGCAGAGTTTTAGAGCATAGTTATTCAGAACAGCCCTTTTCCTTTTTCTAGTTATTAAATACTGCTTTAACGCCAAACGAAGATCTTCATTTTGAGAATATTCTTCAATTAGGACGTTAAAAGTTTTTTCATTTTCTTTTTTAGAAACTTTTTTTGGTTCGAAAATATTTTCTTCGTTTTTTGTTTCTTCGTTTTTTAAATTTATTTTTTCAAAAGAAAGTTGTGGAGGATCTTCCTTCTTTCTTTCTTTCTTATTTATTAAATAATTAGTTTTATTATTAGTTATATTAGGACTTATTTTGCGGCTACCTAGCCGTAATTTGCGGCTACCCCCCTGTAAATTATCCCCACCTAAACGAAAAAATTTTTCATCTTCTAAATTTTCTTCATCAGAAAATAAATCGTTTTTGTTTTTATTTTTTGAAAGCGCACGATATTTGCAGTGTTTTTCATTATTTTGAAACCAAGTCTGTTTTTCTAAATAACCATTTTCAACTAAACGATTTAAAATTCCTTGTATTTTATCAAGCGAACATCTCAACCACTCAGCCAAATATTTTCTTGTTCCTGTAAACCATTGACCCTCTACAAATTGTGTAAAACCGTATATAATTGAATACACAGCTAGTTCACTAAAATTTAATGGAAAATCATAAGCCCAGCCTGGGATTTGCAAATAATTCTCAGGTTTAATATAATTATAGGTTTTTTGTTTTTCTTTATTTTTTACCTCATTGCAAATATTTTTTCTATTTTCTATAATTAAATTGTACATTTTATATTTTCGCTATACAAAAGTTTATGTTTTGTATAATTTGAAACCTCCTTAAAAAATATAGAAATTAATAAAATTTTGTTATCGTTGTCTATTTTTTTGTTGATAACAGAGAACTTTCATTTTTTTTACATTTTTTGAAATTTTTTATTGAAAACAATAATCTTTTTTCTTAAAATGTAATTACAAGAAAAGTTTTTTTCTTAAGATGTAATTACAAGTTAATTTTTGAGTCCTCCGTTTTTTTATTTTTTTGAGCAATTAATATTTTAACGGGGCTCTTTTTTTTTGCAAAGCTTTTTTTACTTTTTCTTTTCTATTTGGTAAAATATATTTAAATCGAATGTTTTTAGACCCCCTGATTTTTTCGGGGGCCGTCTATTTTAAAAAGTTTTTTTATTTTTGTTTTTTAAAAAAATTGCATTTTGAAAACATTTTTTTTTATAATACAGCAAAGAAAGAAGCAAACACGTCCATACATTTTTCATATTCATTGATGTTATAACCATCGTTATTACTAGTGGTTCTTCTTTCTTACTTTCTTTCTTATTATTTTATATACTTGTATTAAATGCTCCGTTTTTGACAAACGGAGTTTTTTAATACACTTCTCGTATTTTTATACCGTGCTTAAATAGCATTAACTTTCTTTTAATCGAATAAACAGGCGTTAACGTCTTTTTAGAGCCCTTGACGTCCTCTACTATTAGATTATCCTTTACATCTTTATAAACAAAGTCAGCCACATAATTACATGAACGCTCGCCTTTTTGTTTTGGAATTAATTCAAATTTAACCTGCGTTTTTAAGTCATGTATAACGCCATTTTTTTGTAATAAAAGTAAATTTGAATATCTATTAGCTTCTTTTTTACTATCAAACGTTATTCCATTAATTTTTATTTTTTTATTATTAAATTTACGCTTAGTCAAAACGGTAGGTCTTCTTCTGATAAAGTTTGATAAGGCTCTTTTTTGTTATTTAACAGGTCAACGTTTTCTACTAATACAAAAGTTTTATTAACTTTTTTGCCTTCATTGTCTTCATATGAATCTGTTTGAATCCTGCCTGAAATACCAACTTGGTCACCTTTATGTACGTACTTTTCTATAAGCTCTGCACGGGCTTCCCACGCTGTGCAGCGGATAAAATCAGCCGTTTGCTTTGCATTTTGTTTAGCCTCCTTGCTTAGACCACGGTCAACCGCAACGGTAAACTTAGCGACTTTTTTATAATTAAATTCATTTATATCAGGGTTAAAAGTTAATCTTCCAACGAGGCAAACTCTATTCATATTTTTCCCCTTTTAGATATTTAGTCATTTTTATTAAATCTTCGGATTTTAGGTTTTTAAAATCTCCACCAAATTTTTTAGACAAAATAATTTTTAGCTCACTTGGCTCGAAAGAATTTTTTTGGCAATATTCTTCGACTGTTTTTTTAAACTCACTTTTAGCGTCTAGTTTTTGCGTTGTTTCGTCATAGTCACTATCTTTAGTATCATCTATCGCAAAAAGGCCATTTAATGCATATTTACGAGCATAACTACTAGCACAACCCGTTATTTGACTTGCATCCATGCCTTTTTTATTATCCTCTTCTCTAGCATACGCGGTAACATTTACACTTTTTTCATCCTCGACATCTGTAAAAACCGCATTTGCTTTTATGTAGCTTTTACCATTAACTTCAACTATTTCGTCGCTTATTATAATTGTGGCTTTTTGCTCTTTAAGTATTGGTTTTAAAGCCTCTAAAATATCTTCACAATTGCGATATTTATATCTACCAAAGCTGTTATATTGATTTTTAGGTGCTTTAAGTTCATTTTGGATTTTTAATAATTTTGTTTGAACGCTCATAAAAACTCCTTTATCTAATTGTTATATATTCGGACTCAACTAAAGCCGCGCCTTCTACTTTTTCACCACCTTTTAAGTGCTCGCGTAAATCTTTAACATTAATTTTTGGTTTTTGAGGCAATAAAAACTCTTTAGGTATTTTTTCTTCGTCAAGTACTACAGCTTTAAAGCTTTTACCAACACGAAGCTTAAAAGTACCAACGTTCATCCGTTTAACGCCTGTATAATTTACAAACTCTAATAGGTTGTTTTTTATACGCTCCAAATTGTTTTTCATTGTGCGCATGCGCTCTTCGAGTCTATCTTTTTCACGTTTAAAAGCCTCTAAGTCGCTTTCTAGCTGCTTTTGTACATAAACGCAGCCTTCTATTTTTTTATCTACTTCTAGGCCTTTTAATGAATCTTCAAAAATCTGTTCATCAATTTGTTCGTTTTCAAGCATTTCGCAAAGAAATTTAACCTCGGGAGCCATTTCATAAAGTGTAGCCATGTTTAATAAAATCTCCTTCTGTATTCTTCGAAAAATTTTTTCATATCAATATCTTTTTCTTCGAATAAAACATCCGTTGAGATTTTATAGTGCTTGGCTAAACTTCTTGCTTCAGCAACGTTAAAAAACGACTCTCCAACTAATTTTTTATAACATGCAGAAACGCTTGTGCCTATTATTTTTGATATGTCTTCTATAGTTTCTTTATTAAAACTTTTTAGAAAATTTAATACTGGATATTTATTTTTTGTTTTAATCTGCAAAATTTTTCCTCTTAAAATAAAAATATTATTTATATTAGCACTGTTTTAATTAAAAACAACTATATTTTTTTGTTTTATATAACATTTGTTATATATAAACAACAAATACTATTTATCGAAAAATAAAAAATTTACTTAAAAATGAATAAACATTTTTTATTTACGAATTTTTTCTAGACAAAAAAATTAATAAAAAAACTAATTTTTATTAAAAAAGGAGATTTTATTTTTTAAAAAATAAAAAGCGTTTTTTAGGTTTTTTACTTAACGCATTTACAAGATTTTTTTGAAGTCCTATTACCATATTTTGTAAATTTATAACTTGGTCTTTTAAGTCGTTATTTTCTTTTTTCAGCTCATCTATTAAATTTTCCGGATAAAGGACATTTACGTGACATTTTTGTTTTGAATCTAAAAATTCAACTGCTTTTTCATTTAGCATTAAATTTCTTCCTTGCTTAAAAATATTGTCACCTAAATATTCCTTATAACGTTGAATTTGTTTTTTAACAGCATTATAAGAGACATTTCTCGTGTCAGAGTACTCTTTTAAATTCATTGTAAAATATAACCTAAAAGCCTTTCATATTTTTTTTTAGTGAAAGTCCCATATTAAAATTTTTAATACTTTAAAAAGGTGGCATTCACATAAAAAATAACACAAGGCTATTTTCTAGTCAAAAAATGTCGAATTTTATGTATTGGAATAGGTTTAAATGTTAAGTGACTTATAGAGTAACAAGCGTGACACATAGGCATGTATTTTTCATTACCACCAAGCTCTATTTGTTCACCTTTTTTTACAACTTTGCCGTTATTAACTTTAAGATTTAAAATTGCTTTTTTACCACACCCACAAGGCGTCGGTATTTCTCTTATACAGTCTGCTAGCTCTAAAAGGCGTTTACTGCCTTCAAATAGATAGCTCATAAAATCCGTTTTAAGGCCATAACACATGACAATGCAGTATTTGTCTGCTAGGTCTCTTAATTCTTCTATTTGTTTTATAGTAAAAAATTGTGACTCGTCTGTTATTATGACGTCATAACTTTTTAAATCTGATACTTTTTCTTTAAATGTTTCATCCTTTTTTATAGTTATAGCTTCGTCTTCTAGCCCGATTCTGGATTTTAATATTGTCTTACCGTCTCTACAGTCTAGAGCCGGCTTAGTAAGTAAAACTCTTTTACCATGTTCCTCGAAAGTAAACTTTTTCATTAAAGCTATTGCAGTTTTACTAGAGCTCATAAGGCCGTAGAAAAAGTACATTTTCAAAGCGTATAACCTCTCCACTATGTTAGATATAAAAATACTTGAATTTATTAATTGTTAATTGCTAAAACCTCTAAAAAAGATGCAACTGATAGAATTAAAATTATATTTAATAAATCAAAAGATATGTTTTTTCTACAAGATTTAAATCCTTTCTGCTTTATTTCAAATCTTAAATTAGTAGAACTAAATACGCTATACAAAAAACCGGCGGATTCGAAAATAATGAAAAGCCAATAAACTATTCCAGTTGAAAAAAAACTTGAAAAACCGATTATAAAAAAAATAATTAATAAATTTAAGATACCTAAAATACCAAATGTTAAACAGTTTAATAAGTATAAAACAAATGCTACAGCATAATTGTGCATAAAAATAGTTAACCAATTTTCTATAAAATTACCGAGATAAAAATCTAAGCAAAAAAGTGCTAACGGTGTGCCTTCTTTTGTGTTATTGGTTTTACCACAAAAGAATCCTATTAAAAATGCACTTACAGTTGAAATTATCTGAAGTGCAAAAATAATATTTAATAATTTATTTTTTTTCATTTACAGGTATTTTTGAAATATATTTTTTGCAAGATTTTGTAAATAAAAAAGCTATTAGCGCCATAATTATGAAGCCAACACCTCCTTCAATACATTTTTCACAAAAAGAGGCGATTGAAAAACTTAAATATAAAAAAACACTAAGATAACCTACTAAATATAAAAATCTTTTACTATTCCACTTAAACATTTTTGCTTCAACTTTTAGTTTTATATTAAAAACATGAAGTATAAAAGCTAAGCAAAAGAAAAGAATTGATAGAACTATATTAAATCTAATATACGAAGCTCCGGCTCCTGCACAAAAGCCAGTAGCAAAAAAAACGGCTTTCCTTGCAATATCAAAGTTTCCTTTTTGAACGAAATTTAATAACTTCGACTCCATAAAAACTCCTTTAAAGAACAATTGTACCGACAAGTGCTCCAGCTATTCCCCAAAAAACTAATGTTCCTTTGACAGCTGCTGTGACTTCAGCTACACTTGCACCCGACGCTGCTAAAGCAAACCAGCTTTCTATTTCTGTAGCGGCTATTCCAAAAGTATTTAAAAACGCACCACTACCAGACATAAAAGCGGCAACACCTACTCCTGCTGTAGCCGCCGCCACTATTGCACAATTCGGTTTGTATTTGGTAATTAAAGTATTATATTCTTTTATATTAAATTTTTCAGAAATTGGAATTTCACGTATCTTTTTATTACTATCATAAAAAATTAGTTTACCGGGTTCATTTGAAATTAAAAAATTTCTGTTATGATTTTGAAACACAGCATAATTTTTAGATGTTTCTATTAACTTTGCGTTATGTCCACAAAATGCAAAAATAGATACGAAGATTGAAAAGAAAGCTAAAACAGAATCAAGTTTTAAAAATATATTTTTTAAAGTTTTTTTCATAAATTCCTCTTCTTTTGTAACACAGTATTTACTTTTACACTAAAATATAATATAATATTAATTATAACAAGTTAAAATTAAACATAATTTATACTTTATAAACTTTCCAGCTTTTCAAGAGGCTGTTTTTTTATTTAAAAAAATATGAGGAGATAGAATGAAAATTTATAAATTACATCTTATCAAGATTTTATGGGATAGTAATCAGAATGGATTTCTTTGCATCGAGAAGAATTAACCAAGATATGGCAAACACAAAAATTTACCGGGCGGTCAGGATATATGCACATGAAAAAGATTTTTTAACATAAGACGCTCCTTTAAGCATAAAAATTTTGGAAATTATACAACATGGTGTTTCCTACATCTAAAGTATTTTTTACATTTTATGTTTTAAGATAAATTTAACAAAAAATACTTGGTTTTTTATGAGTTTTGCGTTATAATAATAAATATATCAAAAAATTTTCTACATAATAAACTCAAGACTTAGATTTGAACTTATTAACACCTTAAGATTAATGTTATTTAAATTTTTTATTATGGAGTTATTCTTATGGAAAATGAAAACATCACAAATAAAGAAAGATTAAAACAGAAGTCACGAGACATTAGAGTTCTATATTTAAATGGTAAAATTACAAGGGACGAAGCAAAAAAAGAATTAAAAGATTTTATAAAATATTATAATGAAACTGCTAAGAAGTTAGCAAAAAAATATGACATGAAACCTTACAAATTTTGCTTTGCATCTTTTATGAGATAATTTTTTTATAATAAGTATTAAATTTTAAGATTTTTTGGGGGTCTTAAATGGAGATTTATAAATTTCATATATTTAAAAAAGGCGAAGAAGAAAAATATTATAATTTTGAACGTTATGGTGAAAGTAAAGAGGAAGTAGAAGATATAGTTAAAGAAATATGTAATGAAAACAATTTTACTTATATTTTTGTTAATTGTTAGCAAAGAAATCAACCAAAAAAGGAGAATAAAATGCCTGTCTTATCAAGATTTTATGGAATAGTAATCAGAATGTATTTTATGGAAAATGAGCATAATAAACCGCATATTCATGCTATATATGGCGAAGATGTTGCGTCGATTGCATTTTTGACAGGCGAAATTTTAGACGGCGAATTGCCACCAAGAGCATTTAAATTAGTTAATGAATGGATTTCTTTGCATCGAGAAGAATTAACCAAGATATGGCAAACACAAAAATTTTTAAAAATTGAGCCTTTAAGGTAAATACAAATATGGAACACAAAATAAAAGCAGTGAAAGCACTTTCAAATTACAAATTAGATGTAACTTTTTTAGAGGGTATATCAAAAACATACGATATAAAACCACTATTCAAAAAAATTCCAGAATTTTTAGCTTTAAAAAATGATGAACAAATGTTTACTTCTGTAAAAGTAGATATTGGAGGATATGGTTTAGTTTGGAATGATAAATTAGACCTTTCTAGTGATGAAATATGGAAAAAAGGAGTGGTTGCTTAATCTTTTAGCGGAAACTAAAAATTTATATTTATTTCATCAACTTCAACTATCACCTGCGTGTTATTTGTTTCTGAGATTGAAGAGCTGCTTTGTATTTTAATTAATAGGTCGTTATCTGTATTTTTATTGCAAGTTGTTGTTAAACCGCTGCTTGTAAGGACGTTATAGCCACCACTTGTATATGAAGAGAATAAATACCCTGAGCTGTTTTTACACGCGTTTATTTTAAGCGATGTAATATTAGGTGTAACGTTTTTCATGCTTTTGGGTAAATTTATACTAAAATAAACTGCATTGTCTCTTAAAAGGCCTGTACAGTAAACCTTTTTATCCGAAAAACTATAGCTTTCACCGCCCGAATAAAAAAGCGAGGAATAAACGTCTTCGCTCTTTATTTCTAGTGTGCCACTGTTATTTGGAAAACAATTTACACCCACTGAATATTTATTAGCATCGAAGTACATTAGAGGTGTATATCGAGGCAATGTAAGATAGTAAATTGTAGTGCTGTTTAAAGCATCAATTAATTCTACTTTTACATCATAGTCATAATTTTCATCTACGCTAAAATTTTTTTCAACGTCACTTGTAATAGAACCTATGCTCGTAAATTCGGATTCGCTTGTCTTTTTTATGTATCCATTAATAGTTAACGTGTTATGCCCGCCGATTAGTGCATAATTTGCATCGACTGTTATAGAGCCCGTGTTACTAGTTTTTCTCTCTAAAGTGATTAAAGCCTCTGGTTCAAACCAGTCGTAAATATTTACTAGCTTTTCTTTTGTAGTGGTTATTCCACGGCTGTCTGTTACTATAAATTTTGCATAAATAGATACAGCCGAGTTAACTACTGTTCCAAGCCCGCTAGCCGTTGTTCCGCTTAACGTTAGCGGTGTTTCTACCTCGTTTAAATTAACTTTAACACTAGAAATTGTTGCGTGCTTTAAAGCGTTTATACCTGTGGCTGTAAACGAAGGCACAGATTTATTTCTGACTAGGTACTGATTATTGCCTGTTAAAGCGATAGTGCTTGCTGTTGTGTCTTCATATGATACCTCCAAAAGTGTAGGTTTACATTCGTTTTCATTTACGCTGTAAAAACCGCCAACTATCGTTATCGGAGTGTTGTCTTCACATGTTACTTTAACTAAATAGTTAGCTTGAGGCGTGTTTGGTATACTTGCATAGAGTCTATCGATCGTTACAACGTCGATAAACCCGGTTAAATATGTTGTATTTATTGTGTCGTTGCTTATAATGCTGCCATCAGCGCCAATTAGATTAACAGTTATTTCTCTTTTTAGCGGGTTATAAAAAAGCAGTGACAGCCTCTCGCCGATGGTAAAATCTGGTGCATAATTACAAAAAGGAAAATTGTATGTTTCAATCTCTAAAACAGCAGAATATGTTATTTCCTGTGATGTTAAAACGCGGCCTTTAAGTATTATTTTATAATTTGTAGCCGGATTTAAATCGTAGATCGAAACAGCTCCTTCACTGCCAGAGCCATAGCTTTCAGTAAAATTCAAGCCATTATCAGTTGAGTACCATAATTTATCTAGCTTTTCATCGCATGTCCAATTAACAGTAATATCTGTTTCAGTTTTTGAACTTAGACTTATTAATAAATTTGCCAAATTAACCTCCTGTGTAAATTCCAGCGCCGTTTGAATTTACAGAAAATTTTAATTTTTCGCCCAAAAAGAGCTCATTTTTTACAGCTGCATTTTTAGCGATAAAATTATCGCTGCTTAAAGAAAAAAGTAAATTGTCGTTTTTATCATAAACTGCAAAAACGTAGTCTTTATTACATGAAACATAAGTTTTATTTTTACAATAAAGTTTTACGCCATTTTGTGAAAACTCCGCAAAAAGCTCATTTGCACTGCTAAAAAGTTTTATTTTGCCGCTTGAATTATTAGCTTTTCCAAGCTCCATAATGCCCCATTTTATATAATTAAAAGGCGTAAAATCATAGGAGCCGTCTATATTCCAAACGTTATAAAAAATTCCATGTATGCCGTTGTTACTTAAAGAAACGCCACTTTTATCGATCTTTAAAACGTTAATAGCGTCCTCTTTTGGCAATGAATCGACTACTAAAATTTTTTCTCCTTGATAAACAACATATGAGCCGTCTAAAAGATCCCAAACTTCACCAACCGAGGCATCTATCTCGTCCGAAAAGGCAGTTTGAAGGTAATTTGTCTGCTCCGTTATAGCTTCATTTGTTGCTTGTGTAATATTGCTTAAAAGGCCGGTTAAAGTTTTACCGAAATTTCCAAAACTAAGCTCTGTATATTTTTTTAAGATGCAATTATAGTCATAAGCTATAACGGATGCCGTTAAACTTAGATTTAACGGTTCATGTATTACTTTAATTTTATCGCCAATGTCAGTTATTGTGTCTAGATTTGCCTTTAAAGTGTAGCTTATTTTAGGCACAGAATTTTCAAGCAAGTACTCCTCGCCTTGACGCTCGAGGTCTTCAATTAAAGCCGTGTAATATGCTACCTCGTCTAAAATGCCCTCCTCGTCGGTAAAATCCTCCTCACTTATGTTGTCTTGGTTAAATGAAATAGTTTTAGTAAAAGGTACATCATATTTTTGTGTCGATGTTAAGTAAATACTTCTGTTAGGGTCGAGTTTATTTAATAAAATTCCGTCTTTTCCAACAGGCAATAACTTTGTTACGACATCATCCCAATTTTCCTCACATGTTATATCTTGGATATTTTTTCTATAACGCACAACAACGTCAGAATCGACTCCTGTTTCGCTTCTAAGGCCAATAGAAAAGTTATCGCGTATAAAGTGTCCACCCCAACGTTCTTGTACGGTTTTAAGAGCTTCATACAAAGATTTTCTAACGCACCTAAAAGAGCCAACGGCAGTAATATCCGAAAAAGTTGCAAATGGGCTTGTGGGCTCTGTGGCTGCATTTAAATGATACATAGCCCCGGCGCAATCTTTATCTATAACGTATGAGTCAGCAATTAAATAATTTTGCGAGTCATAAAAAACGTGTTTAGCTTTAGTTAAAATTTTATATTTTGTTTTAGAAACGTTACCGATCCTAAACGCCTGATCGCCTTGCGGCGTGTTCGCAACTAAAATATTATTTTCTACAATGTCGTTTATGTAGGATAAATCACATTCAAAATCTATATAAAAATCGCCATTGTCCTCCTTATGAACAATAGCTTTAGTTGCGTTTATAATTTTATCGCCGTTGCTGTCAAAGGTTAAATCGGTAGATTTAAAAAGTTTAATCATTTAAGATCTCCTAAAACTTTAGGTTTTAAGCAGTTCTATGGAAACAATAAGCCGTTATATATGGTGGCATGTTGTTATGGGGCTGATCGCCTCCACGAGAGCTGGTTTGTATTTGGCTTAGCGCTGTTTTCCAGCCAGAACCACTTTGTATATCCCCAGAAGAACCCCCATAAGCCGCATGTGCACTATCTCCTGAAGCATGAGTATGACCTGGCATTTCTTGCACGGTTAACGTATGCGTTGCCTCGCCGCCCGTTATATCTACTGCAGTATAAGTATCACCGACAGCTAAAACAAACTTATCTTTAATTTGCTCCCACGTGCCGCCAAAAATTGTGCCCGGGTTTGTACTATTTGAGCTCCAATAATACGAGCCTATAGGGTAAATATAATTTACAAGCGTCGTTGGCGTTAAAAAACTACTGTCGTTTGTTAGATCGCTTGTTTTTGTTGGAATTGTAGGTTTATTAATTAAATCGTTATATGAGCCTGTTATAGCAACTGTAGCATAAGTTGGCTTATCGTTTAAATCTTCATAACTATTAGAAAAAGCTACAGCACCAAGATCTGATATATTAGCTTTTTCATTTAGAGCAGTATTTAAATCCGTTTGACTTGATAATGTGCCCGAAATATTGCCCCACGTTGAGCCACCGGGCTCGCCTTTTTCGCCTTTGAGCATAATTATTTTAGCTTCCATTTTTTACCTCCTTTTCTAATATTTGTAGCCATAAACGGCCATAATTGATGTTCCTTTGTCTTCTGTAGAAAAAGAACTTTGAACTCTATACATTCTTTTATTTACAAAAGTCGCCGATGCCCCTGAAAAAGTCCATTGAGATAGTAAAATAGCAATAGCAGTAGGACCGCCATATAAATTTAAAGATAAATTTATTTCATACGAACTAACGCTTTCAAAAATACAAAATTCTGTATAACCCTGTCTTTCTGTTTTCGTAGGATCAGTAAATGAAATGCCAATTTTTTGATAATTCGTAATATTATCACTTAAAGAAAAATCAGTAGTTGTACCAGTTGAATTATTTTCATAAAGCGTAAATCTTCTTGGAATATTCCCATCATTAGCGCCCGTTCCACCGTTAATTACAGGTAAAACTCCTGAAATTCTAGAAACAGGCAACTGCCCACCAAAATCTGTAATTTCTGTTGGGCTTTGAAGTAAATCAGAATAATTACCCGTCGTTGCGACGGTCGCAAGGTCTGTACTTACAACAAAATTACTATCGTTAGTTAAATCGCTGGTTTTAGTTGGAATAGATGGTTTATTAGTCAAATCTGTATACGAGCCACTTGTTGCAACTGCCGAAAGGCTTGATGTATTAATCTTAGCATTTAATGCGTTTTGTAAATCCGTTTGATTGCTTAAAGTCCCAGTTATATTACCCCACTCAACACTCGTATAAACTATAGAATTTTGGTCTGTAATTTCAGGCACTAGCTCTAGTACTCCTCTAAAAATAGTAAAAATATCATCATTAACACCGATTTCCAAATCGTACCAATATTGTCCTGGATTTAATAAAGCCGTATCTTCAGGAGCAATACGTACAATAAATTGGTTATTACCTGCGGCTGTTATGCCATCGTTTAAGCTTTTTTGGAAAACATAAGTAGAATCCTGCGCATTATTTTTACATGAAAAATACGCGGTGTTTAAAGTTATTGCGCCGCCTTGACTATCACTTAATTCAAAACCAAAACTTTCAGTATCGCCCACGACCATTTGTAGGTTTTTAGTGATGTAATTTGCCATGTTTACCTCCTTTTATTTTTATAGCCAACGCGAATAATTTTTAAAATTTATATGATAGACAATGCCTGTATAATTTATAACGTTTATACCGGGCTTTAATTTAAAATTGTCATAATCACCTGTTACTAAGCGATTTTTAAGTGTATCGCCTTTTCTAGCTTCAAGTTCTTGTGCGTCAATTGTTATATAACGTTCAAGCCCTAAATTTATATTAAACATGCGTTTAGAGTTTAAATTTATTGTTATATCGCCAATGCCAAAAATTTCCATTATGGGTTGTGAATTGATATTACCAGAATTTGTTATTTTAAACTCTTCTTCGTTTTTTTTATTTAAGGAGAAAAATAAATAAAAATTCGTAATATTGCCGCTTGGAATATTGATGTAAAAATAATTGTAGCTTTTAAGAGATGAAATATTAGCGCTTAGACTCGAGGATTCATTATCATAAATATCTACAGGCTCACCACCAAAACTAGTGCCCGTAGTAGGAACTCCATTTATAACTGATACAGTTGAATTATTAGCTCCTGTGCCATTAGCATAAGCGTAAAAAACATAATTTTCGGCGCTTAAATTTATTTTTTCTATAGGTATTAAAAAAGATGTTTGAGATGTAGCTGTGCCTGTTACATTTAATAAATTATCACTAACTATGGCCGTTAATCCATTTCTAGTTTCTTTAAAATCAGGCACATTTATTAAATTTTTAGCGCCTTTAAATCTTAAAATATCTTCGGTTAAAGAATATTTAAACGGCTGAACATGCATAGTGATTTTTGCCCTTCTAAAACGTAATAATTTTTCCATGTCTATTTGTTTAATTATTTTATAATTGTAATATTTATCAGGTTCATTAGAAAAAATTACAGTGCCTTTAGAATCAAAAAAACCGATAATTTCATCAATTTTAGACGGGTCTAAAACACCGATATCAAAACTTTTATCATAAGCTTTATAGCCAAGGTAAGTCATAATATCGCCATCACGGCCATCAATTTCCTCTGTATTTACACGCATTTCGGGCTTAGAAATTGGTGGCACGTTTTGAATTAATAATCCCGGCACATTATCACTATCTTTTCCATTTAAAATAACAAACGGCATTAAAATTTCCTTTCTTTAAGCGTAAATAGCCTTAGTCACGGTTTTACGAACAAACCGACCCATATTTTCATTATCAAGCTCTATATTCATATCAGAAAGAGCTTCTTTAAAGGCGTTAACGGCGTCAAAATACGTGATGCTTGTAATATCCGAGCCATTTAAAGAATTGTTTTTATTATTTAAATTTGTGTCTATATCAAAGCTAGTAGGGAGTGCATTTTTCATTTCTTGTTCAACGTTTTTCATTTCATCAGAAAAGCCCTCACCAATACCTAAAGCTAAGTTAGCACCTATTTCGTCTCTAAAAAGTTTAGAAGGTGATGCTATGCCAAAAAGTTGTTTTATAAAATTAAAGACGTCACCAACCCACTGTGCAATTTTATTTTTTATCCAGTCAAAACTACTAGCTATACCCTCCCAGAGGCCCCTAACAATATTTCCGCCTACTTCTAAAACTTTTCCTGGAAATTCCCATAAAGCTTGTAAAATTCTCATGCCTAAGTCCCATGCAGTTTGCCATAATGATCCGTACATTGAAAAGAGTCCTTGTATCAAAGCCCCGACAATTTGTACCCCCGAAACAATTATTTGCGGCAAGGCTTTTATTAAAGCATCAATAATTGCAATAATAATTTGGGGCATAGCCATAACAAGCGAAGGAATAGCTTTTATTAAACCGTTAATTAAAGCAAAAATTATTTTTATACCAGTTTCAATAACATTTATTAAATTTGTAATGATTCCATTAACAAATGCTTCTATAATTTTCGGCAACATATCCACTAGTTGTGGTATGGCATCAACTATACCCACAGCTAGTGCTAAAATTAATTCAAGACCAGCTTTAGCCAATTGTGGTCCGCCTTTTAACAGTGTGTTAACTAAGTCTATTATTATTTTTGGCAACATAGAGATCAACTGTGGCAAAGCCCGCGTTATACCATCAACTAATGAAACTAACATTTTCATGCCAACTTCTATCAATTTTGGAAGCATGCTAATTAACATACCCACAATTTGTGGTATAAGCCCAGACAAGGCGTCAATAACAGAAGGTAAAACTGCTAATACAGCGTCTAACGCATTTTGTAGAGCCGATGTTAAAAGCGGCACAGCCTCTGCAATTAAAGGAGGTATAGTCTGTATCAAATTTGGAACTACAGTAGTTAAAAGGCCTGCTGCTAACGTTCCAAGCCCTTTTACAACGTTTTTAACTACGGGCGATAAATTATTTACTAGATTTCCTAAACTATCTACCAAATTGTTAATTAAAGGCGTTAAATCGGCCCCTGTGCCTATAGCCGTCAGGACATTTTGCCATGCACTTTTAGTGGCGTTAGCTGATCCGGAAATAGTTTTAGCAGCCTCCTGGGCCGTTGTGCCTGTAACACCCATTTCTTGTTGTACTACATGGATTGCATTATAAACGTCGCTTAAACTGCTTATATCATAATGTATACCTGAAATTTTTTCGGCGTCTACTAAAAGGCGCTGCATTTCTTCTTTAGTGCCGCCATAACCAAGCTTTAAGTTATCGAGCATAGTGTAATTTTGCTTTGCAAAGCCTTGATACGCATTTTGGATTGAATCCATGCTTGTTCCAAATTTATTTGCGTTATCGGCCATGTCTGAAACAGCCATATCCCCGATTTCAGCCGCTTTTTGTGTATCGCCGCCTAAAGACTGCAATAAACTTGCACTAAAACCCGTAACGGTCTCCATATATTGGTTAGCACTAAGCCCTGCAGTTTTATATGCGTTGTTAGCATATTGTTCTACAGTGCTAGCACTATCGCCAAAAAGCGTTTCAACACCACCTATAATTTGTTCGTATTCTGCCGTGTTTGAAACAGCCTGTTTACCTAGGTCAACTATTGCAGCGCCTAAATTTTTAACTGCGTCAATTGCGGCACTAATGGCTTTACTGTATAAATCTGAAAGAACACCCTTAAAAACGGTAAATCCATCTTTAGAGGCTTTTTTAGCTTTTTCACCTGCGTCTTCTGTTTCTTCACCTAATTTTTTCATCTCTAAAGACGTTTTAGATATAGTGGCCTCTGTATTATTCATCCGAGTCCTTACACGACTCATTTCTTTTTCGTTTTGCGACTGTGTTTTATTTGCTTTATCAACTTCTCTTTCTAAATCAGCAACCACATCAACTTGGTCTTTATATTCTTTTGACGAGGTCCCAAGTTCTCTTCCAATTTTTTCTAATTTTTCATATTCTTCGTCTTTTTTAGCGTTTAATTTTTTTATTTCGTTTTCATTTTTTGAATAAACAGCGCTCATGCCCTCATATTCAGATTTTAATCTGTTATATAAACTTTTTTGTGATGAAAGCACACTAGAATAACGATTTGTTGTATTAATAACAGCTTGTTCTGATTTATCACTAGCGGCAAAATCCGCTGAAGCTGCCCTTAGCTCGCTGCCCGTTTCACGAAGCTGTTGTGTTATTGAACTTAAAGCATCTTTAAATTCTTGGCTTCCACCAAGTTTAATAACGGCTCCTAAGCCTTCTGACATATTCTCACCTCTTTTTTAAAACCATTCTTCGCTTTTATCCATTTTTATTTTTAGCTTTGCATAAGTTGTCCTTGATTTATTAAGCATTAACTCAAGGTCAAAATCGTTTTTATAATGAGAATAAAGCTTTAAAAATCTAGTTAAAGTAATTCTGCCTATTCCTTTATGCGAAAATCCCAGTTTATTAACACCTATAAATTCAATCCACGAAAAATCTATAACTGGGTCTTCATCTTCGTGGATTATGCGTTTTTTTCATCACTTTTAGTGCTTGCTATTACTGTGTCTGATAATTTTTGTGACATATATTTCATACCAGCACCTGTAACAATTCTGCCAACTTGTTTATGCGTTAAAAATTTATTATCGGTGCCTTTTTCTTCATTTTCTATATCGATAGCCTCGTTAATCATGGCTGTAAATGCAAAAATAACGGCTTGTGCGTTAGGCTCTCCTTTTTTGCCGTCTGTTAACTCGCCCCACTTAGCTATAGTTTTATATTTTTCTTGTATTTCTTCCATTACATTTAAATTAAAAACAATTTTATAAGTTTTACCTTTGTATTCAAACTCTCCACTAACGTCTTTCAAAAAAAGCCTCCTAAAAAAAAAGAGCGGGTTTATACCCGCCTTTAATTAATTATTGCCTTGAACAACAGCCGTTGGAAAAAGCGAATCTAAATATGTTTGTGCATCTGTTTTAGATGCAAATAGCTGTGCTACAGACCACTTGCCATCGCTTAAAGTAGAGACAGTGCCTTCTAATTCATAAGTACCAAATTCTGTACTTTCACCACGTGTAGTGTTTTCAGATTTTGGCTCTGAAAATTTAACCTTGTATAAAAACTCTACCTTGTATTTATAAATTCCATTAACCATCTTAGTAACAATTCTGCCTAAGCCGACATAAGGAGCAGTATCACTAGATTTTCTAGTAATTGTGTACGTTAAATTTGGCGACGTGCCTGACGTAGTTACAGTGTGACCTAAAAGATCACCCATTGTTTGAACATCGTCTTCGTCTATGCCAATTGTTACTGTGCCGCTTTGAAAAGATGTATCGCTTTCGGCTAGTGCATCGTCGGCATAGAGCTTAGCGTCGTTGCTAGTAATATCAACACTACAACTTATTGCCTTGCCAGGGCTTTTACCTGCCGTTGAATAAACCGGTGTGCCAGCCGTTTCACTACTTAAAATTGCATATTTAAAATTACTCAAACCAATTTTTGCCATGTTTTTATTCTCCCCTCAAATATGAAAAATTTAATGTTATGTGATAATAACCTGTATCTGCGTCGTATAAATCTCCACTAGATCTCGTCGGCTCCCACAAAAAATTATTTTGCGTTAACTTGTTTTTAACACTTTCAACTATGTTCTTATAATTTCCAGTTGAATAAACATCGAAATCGTAATACTCTACATAATTTTGTAGTCCATCATCAGCTAAAAGCCCTGATGCAAGGCTTTCTTTTTGATAAATAACATAAGGCTCGCCGTGCCCGTAGTAATATAAAAACTTGACGGGTATAGGCACTCCGTCAACTTCAAAATCTGTAAAAATATTTTTAATAAGCTCGTTCATTTAAAAAAACCGCCACTTGCTTTAACTTTTGCTATTTAATTTGTATTTTACTAGCACTCCATACATTGCGCGAAAAATATCTTTTTTAACAAAAGATCTTCTAAAAAAAGGCTGTTTAGGCATATATCCTCCACGTGATTCTACACTTCTACCATGTTCAAAAACATTAGCGATCAAAGGGGCAGGCGTCCTTTTACCCAAATGATTTATAAAATATCCATCTATAATCATAACTTTAGAATTTATTGCGCCGTCTGACGGCGTTTTATATGTTTTTGTTAAACGTACACAACGCGAAAAATTACTTTTTTTAAGGACATCTGGCATATTTTTCATGACGTTATTGTATACAACCCGACCACCAGCCTGAACCATCTCGCCACAAATTTCATCAAAACCTTTAAGCGTTTTTTCTAGATCATTAATAAATCTAGTGGGCAGGCGCACTTCAAGCTTTGCCATTAATGCGTCACCTCTTTCCCTTGAATTTCAAGTTCTACATTAGATTCATTAATGTTATTTAAATATTCAATTGTGTAATTTTTACCATTAAATTCTATAAGCATGTCACGTGTTATAGTTACATTAGGATATCTAATAGTAAAATTTGTATAAGCCTTTTCGAAATCCGTACCACTAGAGATTAAAGTAAAACCTCTAGTGGTTTTAACGTTAGCATAAGGCTCTAAAACTATAACTTTAGTTTTAGTTTGAAAACCAGCTGCATCTTCTGCAATTTGGACCTGATAGATTTTTATTTTTTTATTATATTTACCCGCGTTTATCATAATAAATTCACCGAATGCATGTTTAATATCGACTCGACAACTTTATTTAAATTTTGACTATCAACGTATAAAGTACGATTGTCCCACATATCCTGGCATAAAACTAAAACCACAATTACGAAATCTTGATAATTATCAAGCTCAGTTTCAGTATGGCCTGTATATGAGCTTATGTACTTTTTAGCAACACCCAAAAGATTATTTAAAGTAGCATTGTCGGAAGCGCTAGGTAATGTTAGACGCAAGAAATCAGCTAAATCAGACGTTGTGATATCACTCACTTTAATAATATCGTTCATTTTTAGCCTCCTACGTTAACAACCACCTGTGCATAATTTGTAACATCATAAGTATCATTAGCTGTTATTTCTAAAGAGCCTGTAGATGGGTTTGGAACGTTCACGTCAACTTTAGCATACTGTGAAACATCAATATCGGTGCCGTTTTCAGTTATGCTTTTAGTGCCTGTCGGTGTAATTAAAGTATACTCCTCGGCCAAGCCCTCGCTTATTAAAGCGGCTCCTTTTTCAGACGTTGTTTCAAAAATCGAGCCAGCAGCAGGCGAAAAGAAAGCGCCGTTTAAATATTCAGTAAACGGTTTTAAAGCTCTAACGTACATTATTTTTTACCTCCTTTGCTTTTTGTAGCCGGTTTACCTTTAACAACTTTTACGAAAGGCATAATATATCCGGCTTTAGTTAAATCTTTAATTAACTCAGGATCTATTAACTCTCTGATTTCATCTTTATACATAGAAAAAGCCCCGCTAAACGAGGTTAAAGCTTTATATTTCATAAAATGGCCTCCTTTTAAGCGCTGGCCATCACTAGTTTTGCAATTTTTTGTGCATCTTCAACTTTAGAGTCAAATTCAAACCATCCTATTACACCGAC